GACGAGTTCGACCCGATCGAGTCGCCGAAGCGGGGCCGGGCGCTCGGGTATATCGGCTCCGACCAGGCGTGGATCGCCGCGTGCCTAGGGCCGAACGAAAAAAAGTGGACGTGGCAGGACGGCGTCTACAGCTACCGGAACCAGATCGCGCCGAAAGGTGGAGTACTGCCACCGAACGCGCGGATCGTGGTCTTCCACGGGTTCTACGATCCGTGGCACCCTACGATGCGCGCGAAGCACGCGTGGGTCCGGAGGCACTACCGATGAGCCGCGTCACTCTGGCTGAGGCGAAGAGCTGGTCGTCGATCTACTTCAGCGAAAAAGACGCCGAGGTTCAGCTGATCCTCGACGGCGTCGAAAGCACCATGCGGGACTTCTGCGACGTCGATTCGCTCGACGAGCTGAACGTCTTCGGCGACTCTCCGCAGGACTCGCCGGCGTCCGAGCAGCTGGACCCGGCCGTGAAGGTGGCCATCCTTCAGCTGTTCGACGATTGCTGGCAGAACAAGGGCGTGACCGCCACCGGCACGATCGTCACCGAAGGGCCGATCTGGCAGCGCATCGCGCACTTCAAGCGCAAGCGGCTGGGCGTCTGAAGGCGCCACCGCCGCGCCGCTGTGGCGGCTGCGCGCGCGTCCGCGCTATCCTGCCGCAGCGCGCGCGCGACCGTCTCGCGCGCCTCGAGCACTGGCTAGAGAGGCGCAATGCAAAGCGGGAAGTTCCAACACCTGATCACGATCGAGCGGCGCGTCTCGAGCCAAAGCGACGCCGGTGACCTGGCCGATCAGTGGGAGCCGGTCCCGGGCTTCGAGCGAATCTTCGGGGAAGTGCTGCCGGACCGCGCCGGCGAATTCTTCGCCGCCCGCCAGGTGCAGGCGAGCCGCAACGCGCTGATCCGGCTGTACTGGCAACCCGGGATCTCCGAGCAGATGCGCGTCGTTCACCACGTACGCCCCGAGCTCGACGAGGTCTGGGACATTCAGGGCTGCGTGCATTTTCAGTCGCGCCAGCGCGAACTGCGCCTCATGTGCCAGTGGTGGGAGTCGGAAGGCTATCGCCGCGGCGCGGACCTCGAGAACGCCGGTGGCTAGCGCGCTCGAGGGCGTGGCCCAACTCACCGCCCAGTTCAACGAGCTGGGGGTGAAGTTCGCGTCCCGCGAGTTGCGCGGGTCGGTGAAGGATGCGCTGACGGAGGCCGAGCACCGCGCGCGCTCGCGGATGCCGCAGGGCACCGAGCCGCACAAGACGTACCGCGGCCGGCTCGTGTCGCCCGGCTACGCGATCAGCACCCTCCATATCGAGACCGGCATCGACAAGCGCGCCGGCGCCGCCTTCGCCGCGCTGGGCGTCGGCCGCGAGGCGTTCTACGAGGTGCAGTTTCAGGAACTCGGGACCGCCTTCCATGCCGCGCAACCGTGGCTCGTGCCGTCGTTCGAAGAGTCGGAACCGGCGATGCTCGAGAACCTGAAGGGATCGATGATCAAGCGGCTGGAGAAGGTGGCGAAGAGCAAGGCGCGCGCTTCACAGCGCGCGCGGCTGGCGCGGAGGTAGGCGATGGAGTTCGAAGACGCGCTGTTCGGCTGGGCTCGCGGGCAGGCGGAAATCACGTCGCTGATCGGCGCGCCGCCCGGCGTCACGCGCTTCTATCACCTGAAGAACCCGCAGGGGACGAAGTTTCCATCGCTCGTGCAACAGCGCGACGGCACGAGCACCCAGCAGCTGTACTGCGGGCCCGACGGCGCCGTGCGGGTATCGCTGCGGATCGACGCGTACGGCAAGACCCGGATCGAAATGGCGGCTGCAGCGAAAGCCTTCCGCGTCTCGATCGCCGCCGCGCTCGCGAACGGCCCGATCATGATGGGCGACGGGGATTCGCCGCTCGACGCCGTGAAGGTGAAAGCCGCCTTCATGGACAATCAGGTGGACCTCGACGACCCATCGCCGGGACTCTTCCGGCGCTCGCAGCTCTGGTCGTTCTGGATTTTCGAGCCGTAGCTGCGGCAATATCCACGCGCGAGCACGCGCGCCCGCGCCCTTCAAAACGAGGAACCAGTCATGGCTTCCGAAGACACGCTGATCGGTAACGAACTTCGCCTGCAGATGGGCGACGGCAACAGCCCCGAAGAATTCACGGACTTCTGCTCGGCGAACGACGTCTCGGGCGTCGGTGAATCGAAGCCGCAGGTCGACGTCACCACGCTCTGCGACCTCAAGCGGCGCTTCCGCGCTGGCCTCGCGGAAGGCGAGGAAGTGACGATCGCGGCCAACCTCATTCAGGGCGCCGAAGACACGCGCGCGCTGTTTCAGGCGTACCAGGTGGACGACATCGTGAACTTCCGGCTGATCATGGTCGGCGTGAGCCCGGAGGAATTCTTCGGCTTCAGCCTCGCGCTGCTGAGCTGGAACGTCGCGGGCCCGGTCGGCGAGAAGGCGCAGATCACGTTCACGGGCAAGATCAGCGGCGGCGTGGAGTGGGTGTATACGTGAGCCGCTGGAAACTCAAACAGGACACGGTCACGGTCGGGGAAAATTCCGTCGTCGTGCGGCAGCTCACCGCCGGCGAGCGCCGCCAGTTCGTCGAACTCGGGAAGAAGACCGAAGTCCCGCCGATGGAGCGGCTGGCGAAGCTGGTCGAGTGGTGCGCGCTGCCGCAGCTCACGAAGGAAGAGCTGGATCAGATGCCGCCGGAACTTCAGGACGCGGCGGTCTCCAAGGTCATGGAGCTGAGCGGGCTCGGGAAGCCGGAGGCCGGTGAGGAAGGCGGCGAAAAAAAAGCGGATCCGACGGTGAACTGACCCCGGACGAGCTGACCCGGTGCCGCATTGCCGGGTACCTGTCCTGCTCGCCGTCGGACGTGCTCGAGCTGTCGACGGACGACTTCGACCTTCTGGCCCGCTACTACAGCGAAGAACCGTGGGGCGCGTGGCGCGACAACATCCACGCCGCTATGATCGCCCGTGAAATCCGCATCCATCGGACCGGGAAGCGCGCCGAGCTGTCGGACTTCATGTTCGAGGACCCTGAGAGGCGTCGCCGCGGTCGGCTCGCCGGCTTCGTCGAATCGCTGAAGGCCGCCGCCGGCGGGCGCCGGATTCACATCTCGGAGTACAAGCCGCCGAAGGTGCGCAAGCGTGGATCTAGCAAAACTGGTGGTCCGGCTCGAAGCTCAGTCGGCCCAACTACTCAAAGAGCTGGACAAGGCCAACGGAAAGCTCGCGCAATTCGAGCGAAACACCGGCCAAACCCTAAACCGCATCGATAAGCGGTTCGAGCGCTTCGGCTTCGGCCTCAAGGCGGCGATCGGCTCTTTCCTCGCTGGCTTCAGTTTCAAGGCGGTGGTCGCTGCCACGGCCGAAGCCGAGAAGAACTTCGGCAACCTACAGAACGCGGTCGAGCGTGCCGGCCGCGCCGCCGGTGGGCGCAGCGCCGACGACTTCGCGAAGGTAGCTAGCCAGCTTCAGAACGTCACGACGGTCGCAGACGACGCGATTCAGAACGTGCAGGGCCTGTTGCTGCGGTTCCAGAATATCCGCACGGATCGCTTCGACCAGGCGACGCTGTCGGTTCTGAATCTCTCGCAGGCGCTGGGCAAGGATCTGGAGTCGTCCGCGCAGCTCGTCGGCAAGGCGCTCTCGAATCCCGAGAAGGGACTGGCGGCGCTCGCGAAGGCCGGCGTCGCGTTCAGCGACGGGCAACAGAAGATCATCAAGGGGCTGGTCGACACCGGGCGGCGCGCCGAAGCGCAGGGCCTGATCCTCGACGCGCTCGAGAAGAAGTTCGGCGGCGCTGCGGAGGCGGCGCGCGGCACGTTCGCCGGCGCCATGAAGGCGGTGCAGAACTCGATCGGCGATCTGCTCGAGGTCCACGGCGGACTGCCGGGCGCGACCGAAAGCCTGAACGACCTCGCGCGCGTGTTGCAGGACCCGGCCGTGCGCGCCGGCGCGGACGCGCTCTTCAGTCTGATCATCCGGCTCGCTGCGGCTGCGGCCGACACGATCGGCAAGATCGCCGCCGGTATATCGGTGATCTTCAACAAAACCGGCGATCGGGTCGAAGAGCTGAACAAGAACATCGAGTTCCTGAAAAAGCAGCGCGAATCGATCCTGCCCTTCGTGCTGAACTTCGGCAGCAAGTCGGACGTGAACCCGGGCGGCGGGCTCGGCGTGCTGACGCCGGCGGAGATCGACGCGCAGATCGCGGCCCTCGAGCGCGAGCAGGAAATCCTGCTCGGCGTCGGCATCGCCGGCAGCCAGGCCGCGGCGTCGCTGCGCGCCGTGGGCGCGGCGGACGTCACGCCGGAAGAGCTGCCCGACATCGAGGTCTTCCAATCGCTCGGCGATGAAGCCGAAAAGGCGCGGGCGAAACTCGAGGCCGCCGGCAAGGCGATGACGGAGAAGTTCCTCTCGCCGCTCGAGCGGTTCAACTTCCTCGAAGCCGAAGCCAGCAAACTGCTCGACGCCGGCGTTATCTCCCTCGAGACGTGGGCGGCTGCGGTCGGCACCGCGCGCCGTGAGCTCGATGAGTTCAACGCGAGTCAGGAACACTTCCTCGACGCGCAGGGGCAGGCCGACGAGACGTTGCGGCAGCTCGAGAAGAACGGCATCAAGTCCGGGGACAACGCCGACGCGATCGACGAGCTGAACACGAAGACGCTCGACGAGGCCCTGAAGCC